ATGAGACCACCGTTTATACCAAAAACAATGCCACAAGTTAGTAATGTTATAGAAATGGAAGGTTCATTAAGACGACCTTCTCAATCTATAACAGGACCTAGAAGCACGGCAATGATGCATAAAATAAATCCTGGTTCTATGAGACAACCAGGTGGTGCTATGATGGCAAGGGCGCCTGGAGGCTACAGAGGGTCTGGTGCAAGACCACATTTTGGCTTCAACCCAGGAGCATTCAACCAAGGAGCTAAAAGCACTATGCAACCTGGTGGGTTTGATATAGGCAGGCTTTGGGATCTACTGAAGACAGTGGGCAGAACTGGTGGTTATCTAGGAGCATTAGGGCACGCTGGAAACATCATCGATGACCGTGAAAACATCGTAGCACAGAGGCAAGGTCTCAGACACTCGGGGCCAGAGCCAATGTATCCAGACGCATTAAACCGAAATGCTAACTACCCAAGAAGGTTATTCTAAACATGCCTTGGAAACAAGGACAATCGGGTAACCCAAAGGGTAGACCCAGGAAAAGTCAGAAATCAATGGCTCAATTGCGGAGCCAGATTAGTGAGCATTTGCCTGATGTTATCGAGGTGCTTGCTAACGCTGCTAAGGATGGCGATGTACAGGCGGCACGAATACTAGTAGAGCGTTGCGTACCATCGATGCGAGCGCTAGACCAGAATATTAACGTTAACGATTCTGTGCGTGGCATCTCTGACGAAGAGTTGTTAGGCTTAATGAATGAATTTGAATTGGGTACGGAGACTAACTAATGGCAAGTACTATCTCAGCAGGGACGCTAACAGTAAAACTAACGGAGTCAGTATCACTTAACGGTTCTGATATGGGAGCTACGAATACACTTACCGTGGCTGCTATTAACGAGGTTAGTCAACGCATAGTTACAATTGATGCTTCTAACGTCCGAACGTTATTCGAATTTGGGACGGTGATCGGCAGGGGTAAATTTATCTCTGCTAATGTTAAGTATATACGAATCACAAACAAAGACGATACAAACCCAGTTAGTATAAATATCGAAAGCGCTTCTTCTAATTGCTGGGTGACAGTAACAGCAGGATCGAGTTGGTGGATGTCGGCGACAAGTTCTGCAATGGAAGCTGATGATGATACTACCGTGGTAGCTCCAGTATTTCAAGATATAACAAAAATTAGCGGGCATGGTGGAAGCAACCCCATTGACGTTGATTGCTACGTGGCGTTAACATAGTGGCTAGCAAAAAACCACAAACCATCTCAGCAGCTGTGAGGCGCGGAGCTATGGAAAAGTCTCAATTACCGCGTAAGTTTAAGCCTCCAGGTCCTGACTTTCAACCAGGTGGGCCAGGAGATTCTAGCTTTACTCCGACACCAATGGCTATGCTACCCACAGAACCATCCGCTCCTAAAAAGGCACACTGGTCCGACAAATATTTTAAAGCAGGGGTTTGGTAATGGCTAGATTAACAAGCGCAGAACGAAGAGCACGTAAAAAACCGGGCGGATCTAATGTTGGCAAGTATCCAAATGTGAAAAAGTTCGCTGGACCAGCTGGTGGCGCACCAAAAGGTTCATACCCCATAAACACTATTATACGTGGTGAATCAGCGATTCAACTTTCACCACATGCTCCCAATCCGCAAGGTATTAGGAATGCGGTTTATAAAGAATACCCATCACTGAGGAAAGCGTAATGCCGAATGTTAAAGATCCTAAAACAGGAAAAGTTAAACATTTCCCATATAATGCTGGTGGCATCATTGAAGCTAATAGATATGCCAAAAAGGTAAATAGTAAGGTCACACACACTAAAAACAAGAGGGTAACATAACATGGGATTCACAATACCAAAGACAGAGGAAGAGAAGCGTAGAGAAATACCAGGTTGGCATGGGCATAGGCCTTTACCAGGAGAGACACGCAAAGAATCTATGCAGGGACGGCATATGATTAATTATAGAAAAAAACAAGAAGAGCAAAGAAGTAACAAAAGGAAAAAGGCGAAAGCAAAGCGCTCTTATACCTAATTATGTCAGTTATAAAGAACATCAGCAAGCTGATTGTTCCTGCGTATAACAAAGGTCCAAAAGATGTTGTTGATTACATAAACGACCAGGCATGGTTACCAACTAGTTCTGACGTAGGGCTTATTGAAAACCCGGGCACTTTTGGGTCCTATGTGGGTCTAAACCAAACCTTAGGGGTACCATACCTGCAAGCAACGATATTAGCGACAACGCTGGTTATTCCTGTCCAAGGGACTGTACCAAAACCATTAGGAAATTGGTCCCCTGCTGGATATGCTTTAATTGGTTCGGAACTTTTTTATTATGCGAGCATCAACCCTGCGGCAAGTAGTGTTAGCGGTTACGATGAGTTTGTAGTATCATCTACAGCAAACCGCGGTGTATTGGGCACTACTGCAGCTGGTCATACAGCGGCGGCTTCGGCGGTATTTACACAAATTCTTCTTGGTGCAACAACCAAGATAGAATACAATAAGAGTCAGGGTGTTTTCAACGTTTGGACAAAGACAACAGAACAACAAGATATTACGTTCTTCTATGGAGGTAACGGTTGGACCTACGTGTATAATACTTATTTGATACCATGCCCCGAAGACGTTGTTACTTTTTTTGAAACGAGTCCGGGTGTAACTTGAGTCTTTCTATTGCTCTAGCAAACGGGTTACCAAGGGAAGAAATCCGTGCTTTATTATTATCAGAAATGCAGCGACGCATGGAAGCGCGGAAGACTCGCTGGACAGCACTCGACGGTCCACAAAAGAAGTTTGTTAATAGTGAGCATCCTCATATATTGTTTGGCGGAGCGCGAGGAGGTTCAAAAAGTGTTGGAATGCTTTTAGCATTTCGCAAGCATGCAGAGAAATACGGGAAGGAGGCACAAGGTCTTCTGTTCCGAAGGTCATTCCCAGAAACGGGTGAGCTTATCAAGTTAGGCCAGTATGTCTTCGTGCAAGAAGGTTGGGAATGGAAAGTCGGGGAGCGAAAATGGGTCTCGCCCAGCGGAGCCGTGCTACAGCTTAAACATCTTGATGAAGACTCTGATGCTATGAAGCTGCAGGGATTTTCGGTAACTTTCCTAGGCTTTGACGAACTTGGTAACTGGCCGTCGCCAGAACCTATCGATATGCTTGGGGCTACCATGCGTTCTGCTGCCGGTGTACCGGTTCTGTTCAGAGCTTCTGCTAACCCAGGCGGGCCCGGGCATAACTGGGTGAAAGAAAGGTACATCGACAATGACGATGGGGAATCGATTTTTATTCCGTCGAAGATCCAAGATAACACTCCTCTGATGGAGAATGACCCAGGTTACGTTGAAAGAATCAAAAAGAGTGGACCAGAATGGCTCGTAAAAGCATGGCTAGATGGCGATTGGAATATAGCGCCAGGAGCTTTCTTTGAAGGTGTATGGGATCCAAAGGTACATGTTGTTGAGCCTTTCGACATACCGTTAGAATGGAAACGATGGAAATCCTACGACCATGGATACAAATCTCCGGCTGGATGTGTTTGGTTCACGCAGGATTATGATGGTATAATCTATATCTACAGAGAACGTTATTGGAGTTCAAAACCCAACAAAGGTAGTGAATCGCCAATAGAAGATATAGCAAGGGAGATAGTAAGTGCTGAAGATAATGAAAGAAAACTTAAGATTAAGTTTAAAAGCAACGTGGCAGATTCTGCGATCTTTATGCGAGACGGTCGCCATAAAAGCGTTGCAGATGTATTTACTGATTATGGTGTTGTGTGGGAGTCTAGCGCGAAAGGTCCGGGATCTAGGGTGCAAGGCTTACAAGAGATTGTGGACCGCCTGTCAAACGGCAGTCTTAAGGTTTTCAGCACGTGTAAGCATTGGTTACGCACGGTTCCGTCTTTACCTGCTGACCCCAAGAGAGTAGAAGATATTGATACATCTGCCGAAGACCATTTGTTTGACGCGACACGATACGGACTAATGTTGCGCAGGGCAAGAACCGTTAAACCTAAGCCTAAGAAGAAAGGTCCTAAACCATTTACGCTTGAATGGTTAGAACAAATTGACGAATTATATACTCAGGAAGAGCCATGGATAACTTAAACGTGCTGACTGATGATCCTAGTATCTCGGCTAATGTTTCACCTAATGCTACGGGTTTATTGAAGAAATTCCAAAGAAATGTAGATTTATCATACAAGAAATGGAAGACTAAATACAAAGAGATAGAGCACGCTCGCAAGTATGCTTTAGGTCGCATGAATGACCGAACGCAAATCATGACAGAGACCCAAGCTTTATACGAGGGTAACCGCCTGATAAAGGGTAACATTATTCATGCTACGCTACAGGGCTTGTTGCCATATATTTATGCCAAGAACCCAGAGATAAGAATTCGCCCACAGGAATGGGTTGAGCCAGAGGGTTACGAGTATAGAGTTTCTGATTTATTTTCTCAGACATTACAAATTGTTTTAAATGAATCATTAAAGCGCGCCGAGTTGAAGAAGGTTGCTAAACAAGTTTTACGATCTTGTATGGTTGGAAAAATTGGTATTGTAAAGGTTACATACCAAAGAGATTATTTTACAGATCCACTGGTTAGTCGACAGTACAATGATGCTCAAGATAGCTTAGCAAGGATTCAAAGCGACATATTAGCTCTGCAAGAGAATAATCAAGATTCCTCTGAAAAAGAAGCTTTGGTAGAAGAGATTCAAAACACAATGATGGCTCTTGGCCAACAGGTTGAAGTGTTACAGCGCGAGGGTTTAAATTTAGGGTATATTCGTCCTGAAGACTTTCGTATGGATACTTCATTGGATAGTTTACAAGAGTATGACCAGGCTAAGTGGATTGCTAACGTAACATGGATGACACCATCTGATGTGATGGAAAGATTTCAGTTAACAAAGCAAGAAGTAGAAAAATTTGTTGTATATCGTAGAACTCAAGATGGTATACTGAATAGATTACGAAGAGATGAGTCATTCACAACGAACCAAACCGAAGATGTAAATCTTGCCATGGCTGTTTGGGAGTACTGGGACAGAACAACTCAAACAGTATACACGTGGGTAGATGGTTGCGAAAAATGGGTCAATGAACCTTTCGCACCCACACGTATGGGGGATGTATTTTTTCCATACTTTATCCTTGGTTTAAACTGGATAGACGGTCAAGAATGGCCAGTATCAGAAA